AAATCTGCATTCAATAATGTAAATGCCGACAACGCATAAACTCTACAATCTAATGCTTCATTTCTTGGTCTCATTAATACCCATTCTCTTTTTTTAAATCCTCTACGATACTTTGTAACAATTTTTTCTGCCGTTAATTGTCTAAAATATTCTTCACTATATTTTTTAGGAAAATGACAATATCCAGCACCAAATTTCTTAATTCTTAACCTTGAATATATTAATTCTTTAGCAGTATCAACGCCTATTGGAAATAAAGTAATTCTTGCTATATTGTTTTTATTCGGTCTGCTAACAATCGCTTTACCTTCTCCACCTATACCCTTAATAGCAAATACTCGTCTAGCATATCTTGGCTTACAAAATTGATAAACCATATTTGTATGGTGACCACTATCTATACAAGTAGAAATAATTTTTAATTTAGTTTTATCTGGTTTTTCAAACGTTTTAGTAAGTATTAATTCTAATTCTTGCCAAATATTAGGTGAGGTAGGATCGCCATATACAATAAAATAATCAATACTCCATGTTTCTTCTTCTAATCCCCAACCCACTATCTCTACTTCTAATCTATCATCTTGAATATCTACGCCAGCAGTCAATAAAACAACCTCATTCGGCACCGTATAATCTTCACGTCTATCATATAAACCTAAATCATCTATTCTTTCACCTTCATCTTCCCATGTTTCGCCTAAATAAGTATTGACAAAAACCCTTAATGTTTCAGGTTGTTTTTTAGCCATTAAAAATTCTCTAACCGCTTCTTCCATTGTTACCCATACAGAATATAAACCGTTAATTCTAAAACCAGCACGTCCATTAAATTTTTCAGTAGCTTGCCAC